ACGAAAAGGCGGTTTTTCGGTTGTGTAGCTCCCGGCACTTCTTTTCCACGTTGCGGGCAAAGCCCCGGCCCCCGTTATTGGACTCCACTTTTACCCTATCTACCAAAAACTTGGTCAACTGCCTTGCCGTAGCGTCTTCGGTGGTTTCCATGCCCTGAGCGGTATAGTACACATCCAAAAGATAGTAACCGTGGGGGGTAGGGCTATACACGATAGAACACAGGTAATCCTCGCCGGTATCAGCGGTATCAATGACCGCCTTTTTCGTCCCAGCCTCTACGGGAAGGGTTCTGTATAGCTTGTACTCTTTATACAAAAGCCCTTCTTTTGGCTTTGGATTCTGCTGGTACAGCGATTCGAAAATGTGGCTATCCCTTTGCCGCGACTTTATTAGCTTCTCCAGCCCGTGGCGCTCCGGCCATAAGGGAGTTCCTTCCTCTCTCGGGTCATACTGATTAGGAGGGCCAATCTTAAGGGCAGGGAACACAAATACAGCCCAATCACCGCCCTCTTCTATCCTCCCTTCCTTTCTGAGTAAATAGCCAGCCAGGTCGTTTTCGTGCCAACGGGTAAAGACGATAAGTTGTTGGCTATCGTTATGAAGGCGGGTGTCGGCTACCGTACCATACCAATCCTGGATGCTGTCCCTGACCGTTTCGCTCCAGGCTGTCTTGGCATCCTTGTAGATGTCGTCCATAATCAATACATCTACCGGCTCCCCTGTGAGCGGGCCGCATACTCCCACCGTCTTAAATCCGCCGCGCCTGCCTACGATCTCGCATTCGTCTGAATTTCTAAGCCAGCTTCCTGCCACTGTAATGACATTAGAAGCGTTTAGGCGGGTGTTCGGGAACACTTCCCGGTATTCGGGGGTATCTATGACCCGTTGAATTTCCCGGTTAAATTTTCGGGCTTTGGGTGCCGAATAACTCACTACTGCTATCTTCTTGTCCGGGTCGTGTCCTAACAGGTAAGCGGGCAGCCTACGGGTAGACCCTTCCGATTTGCCGTGTTGCGGTGGCACAAAGACCATCAGCTTTTTTATGTTCCCCTCTGCAAACTGTGAAAGAACTTCGTAGTATTTCTCATGGAACCAATTGGGCTGAAAGGTGGGCATAGTCCACTTGGCAAACCCCAGCAAATCCTTTTTAGCCCTTAGCTTCGCCTTTTGCTCCAATAGGTATAAAAGCTCCCTTTTATCACTTATGGTCATTTGTTTAAGAGCTTTTGGATCCTATCGTTAATATCTTCTTCCGATAGGTTTCGGAACAGGTCCTTGCCATCCTTGCCGGTTACTTCCTGGTTTACTTTGGAGGTCTCTATCAGGTCGTGGTAGGCTTTTAAGATGAAGATCCCCAGTGAGGGTATGATGTCACCTTTAGCCGTTTTTTTGACCACAATAGCCTCGCATTTGTTATACATCCTTTTTATCGCGTCGAAAACTTCTTCGTCTTCCTTGAACTTTTCCAGCACGTAATTGAACTTGGTGCGGTAGGTTTCGCACTTTTCAGCCACTTCGGAAAGGAAGTAGCAATTGTCATTTATAGCCGCTAGCGCCCTTTGTGCCAACTCTAAGGCCACTTCTTTAGTAATCGTTTCGGCGTACTTATTTCCCTGTTCTGCTGCCATTATGCTACCTCCTCCTCAAATAAAGTACATGGGTAGCCGTCCTTTAAACTGATCAGCCGGGTGGACAGTTGGTTGACCCTTTGGGAAAAGTCCTGCCAGTTGTGGTTATAGTAAGCGGTGACCTCCTCTAAGATCTTGCTCATCTCACCGGAGTCTAACCGAAGTACGATGCACAGGGACTCTGATAGACCGGACTTTAGGTTCACATCATAGGTGAACAGCTGGGGGTGGAAGATGCGAATCATCGAAGCGATGAACAGCTTTCTTGCCTCGGTCTTCTCCCGTTTTTTGATGGCGCCTAAGTAGTCGGTGGCGAGGTACCCTTTTAGCTTGCAATAGCTCAAAAAGTAAAAGTTTAGGTTGTGAAGGTCGGTGTCTAAGGACCTGGACTGCTCCTGCCGGTAGCCCTCAATGAGTTGCCTCGCTTCATCCGGATTATTACGGGCGTGGAGCTTGCCTATCAGGGCGTAGTCTTTGGGGGCTATGGGGGCGTCTAGTACCAGCATACGTTAGGTTTAAAAAGGGGATGCCCGGTGTAAAAACACTGGGCGTTACGATTGCTTGCTGTATGAGAAGGCGTTCGTTTGTTCGTAGGAAGTGGTTTTTTTGGTGGCTTGTCCTACTAAAGTAGTCAGAGTAACAGGGGTAGGGAAATAACTGCGCCCTTAGAATTATGTTGGAATTGTGTTAAGGGGGGTAAGAAGATTATGTAACCGGCTGTAGAATAAAAATGGAGCATCGGTGGCGACGCTCCGTTCAGGGTTCGGTAATTCTATGGGGCTAAGGCTTCGCTTATTTTTTCATACCTAAATTCCTCAAAGCTGTCTATTTCGCTACATACTGGACAGGTAAGCCAGCAACCATTATCATCACAATCTTCCATAATATCATTCAAGGGTACTTCATGGCCTCCGTTGCACTTAATTGTCGGATTATCGTATTCATATAAATATTCCGGCTCTGGTATGAGGTGGCGAACGATTTGGAAGTCTTGCGACCAATCTACTTGCGCCCCATCTTTTAACAATTGTTCTGAAAGTGAAGGGTCTATCAGAATACCTTTATAAGTTTCACTTTCCGATGAAAAGATTTGATCGGTAATATGAACATTCTTACCATCAATTAAGTAGGAGGGCAATTTATCTTTAATGATAAACCGCACCTCTTGATTTATAGGAACCCGAAAGGAAGTACGACCGGCATCAGGATTTTTGCGTATAGTGTCCTGTAATATTTTAACAACTTTCATGGATTACAAAATTACACCGCTATATCTTGAATGATTAAGTAATACTGTGAAAAGATTTCATCATTGGTTTCTATGTGGTTCTTAGCCTCCTGAACATGATAGCCTACGTTTTGCTGGTTTAAGGCAAAAAACGGGGCTAAGGTCTTTTGGCTGACTTTGGTGGTTTGGGTCAGGTGGTAGATTACGGCCTGCTTAACGGCTGGTATCTGGTGGCCCTTGATGGTGCCCTTTCCCGGCTGGCTTAAGATGCCCAACGGGAGCTGAAGGGAGTCCTCTACTTTGATGATGAAGTTTCTGATGTCCTCATCGGATAAGATTTTCTTTTCTTCCGAGAGGGCGGGTTTTCTCCACTTGTCCGGGTCGTTTTGGGTCTGGCAGGATAGGATCTGGCCCAGTGTCTGTTCTGTAAAGCTCATAAGGTTTAAATAATTAGTTTTAGGTTTTAAAATAAAATAATAGAGGTGTTTTTCTGAGGGTAGGAAAGGATTTTTGGTTGTCAGCTTTTGTACTACTATTGAGCGTCTGTTGTGTCACTCACTTGGGGGGTTCGGGGTTCTAATCATCAATCCATGTAAAGGAGGGCATCTTTATAGCGTCCTGTGGTTTCATTTCAAGTTCAACTCCCTCCTTTTTGACCTTTTCTTTGGCGATGAGATAGGTTAACTCCCGTAGGTGAACGGATGCCGCCATTGCGGTTTTAAAGTCTTTGAAAAAGCGGTTCATATTTTCAGGTGTGAGGGCATTGAAAATATCTTCAATGGTTTTAAACTCATACTGCGGGTAGTCGGTTTCTCCCTTCTTTAGTTTTCTTTTTTTGATCTTATCTAAATGAAGGCCGTAATCATTTTTACTCATACTTACTTGTTTTAGTTTAAGAGGTTTTATAATTCTACTCAGCTACGTTTTCCGAGCTCCTACCGGCAAGAAGGGTTAGTATAAATAGGATTAAGAAGATGAAGAACAGCACTTTAGAAATACCTTCTAAGTGGGGGGCAATACCGCCAAACCCAAAGATGGCCGTGATAATAGACAACACTAAAAAGATAACGGCCCATCTTAATCCATCTTCCCCCGCATCACTCACATCTATACCCTCATAAAAGTCTTTTGCAGATTGGTTGTGCTTTAAGTTGAAATGCCATAGAAGAATAAAAAATTGGCAAAGCGCCCAAAGGAATAGGGTGAACAGTTTTCCAATTCCGATAAATAGATACTTCATAATTTCTTGTCTTTTAAGTTAAAAAGGGTTTTTGGTTCAGGGCTTTTTCTTTGGGTTCCATTAGTTTATTGATTAGATTTCAACACACTTTTTACTGACAACCTCCCGAATCTTCTCTACCACCTCAGAGACATACGCGTTCATAGCTTCGTGACTGCGCTTAGAGGCAGGGTGGGCCACTTTTAAAATTTTAGGCCATACCAAAGGATGTACTGAATTTTTAAAACCCTTTTGAACTTCAGCACCTAACATGACAATTACATCAGCCTCATTAGGCTTGAGCCTGACCCACCATTGCCAAGCGTGCCAGTCGGCTTCCTCATTTTTGGGCAAGTATTCGGTAGGGTATAAATTGGTTTTCTGCCAGCTTTTGAAGCCGCCTTCTTCAATAATTCGATCAATCAACTTTCCTGTTTTTGTAGAAGAACATAGCGCCTCTTTGCCGGGCTTATGATGTAGGCCAACGAAGATTATTTTCATATAAAATCGTTTTTTGAATTTTATTTTATTGTGGTTGATTAGGATTGCCCACTGGTACGCTTTGATCGTTATTGAGCTTTTCTTGCAGGAGTTTCTATTTGTTCCATTGCACATACGGCCATGCTAGCTACCTTACGCATTATACGCATAGCTTTAGGGTAAGCCGTTTGGACGTTCTGTCTGGATAAAATATGCTTTGCCTCGTTTATGTAATCTTCGATATACATAAACCACTCTTCGGGGGAATGAATACCTTTTGATGCAGTGGTATTCTCATTCCAACGACTATCCTGATAATCTCTTTCGCCGTTAATCAAATCGAAAACTTCTTGTCTTGTCATAAACTGTTTTATTTTATTGATTAGAATTGTTGTAGCTGGTAATATTCCCATGCTCATCTTCTTTAGTATCAATAGGAGTGCTAACAAATGGTTGGTGGGCGGCTTCACAGGGTAAAGTGCCCAAACCTACCAACCGTTTAAGTATCATTACTACATCCTTTGTCCACATCTTAGGAAGGTTTTCGCCTTCTGCTTCCAAACCAGTTATGAACTGATTGATTTTAGAAAGAACAAGAGCCCCCTCTTGCTTTAATACATTTCTTTCTGCATTAGCTATATCAAACTGTTCTTTCCAGAAAGCAGCGGTATCTGCTGCTATCAAGAGCTCTTGATAATGCTGGTACATTTCTATCCACTTTTCAGGAGGTGCTATTTTAGCTAACACACTCCAATCAGCCAGCGGGGTCGGAGATGGCGCTTCTTCTAACCATTCGATTGACCATAAATCCTTTTGGGGAATTATAAAGGAAGGATACATTTCAGTTCCGCAAATGGAAAGTTTAATCTCTCCATCTTCTTTAAAGAAGTTGCCAAGTCTTTTACAGCCAACATTATCCCGGATATGAAGAAACTTTTCAAGCGGCAGTCTGTCCAGAGATTCAGCAGCATTGACCCATTTTAGCTGAGAGGCCGGGGCTTCCTCTAACCATTCCTCCGGCAGTTGAAAATATTCCTGAATGGCTTGTTTTATTTTTTCTGCGCTTCCCAAATGAAATAAGCGGCCATAGTGCCATGCAAAATCATAGATGTATTCAATTAACCCGTCTTTTAGAACAAGACCCTTATCAGAGGCTCCTGCCTCAAACATCTCTATCATAGCGGAAATTAGAATATCGCTTAAAAGCATCCCTCCGTCCCTTCTTTGTTGGGTATTTCGGAAACCTATAAAATGGTCCTCTCCTAAATGTTTTTTCAGGATTTCTTCGGCTAACTGTTGGATTATTTTATTGTCCATAATTATTGATTTTTATGCTCTGTGTTTTTTTCTGGATTAGTAGTATACTGGTGTCGTTCATCGGCCTTAGAAGACTTTGGTGATGGCGGTACCTCGCCAGCCATATTATTAAACCTTTCTTCAGCCTGTCTCAGCCACCGATCTAATTGAGCGTTCCATTCTCTTTGTTGTGGGGATAAATGATTGTTATTGTCCATTGTTTTTGGTTTGTTGATATTTTGATTTGTTAAGATGAATAGGCTCATACCCTGTTATCTGCCCTTCTTTAAGGCACCTTTCTGCATCATCAGTATAATGCTTACACAGAATAGATTCCGCTAAGGCTCTTATTTGTTCTACTGTATTCATTGTTATTGATGTTTTATCTATTATCAAACATTTCATAAAGACCTTCAATAATTTCATCTTCAGCATCTATTGTGTAGCCCATTTGTTCAATGAACTCAAAAAACTTTTCTTCCTCTTCTATATCCAAACCCAAATGGTTTATAATAGCATCTTTTCTGTTTTCACCCTGGAATTGTGGTATCATTGTAATTGATATTTTGATTTGTCAAGATGAGGTTAACGTGTAGGGGAAGCATATTTATCGTACATTTTTCTCATTATTATTGTTTTGAGTTTGTTGGTTAAACCATTTAATATTTTCTACCAATACTGTCCACAAGGGTTCGATTTCATAAAGGGAAGCCACCCGGTCTAACTCATCACACCTTTGCTCGTATTCTGGATTGCCTAAAAGTTCATTTAGATTATCCCATTTATAGCAGACGGGCATCAGCCAATCCCAGCTTACATGATAATAAAGGCTTTCTGGGAAGAGTAAATCTTCATCCGAACGCATAAATTCGCTTTTATCATCCGTCCATTTCTTCCCGTCAAAGTCGGCTATTAGTTTATTTCCTTCTTGTATCTGTTGGGTTGTTTTCTTATCCATTGTTTAAGTTTTGCTGGTTAAGAAATTCGGCTTCTGTGGCAGGGAGTAATTGCCTTGATGGTAGATGGTCTCTGCTGTTTCTCTCGTTTATTTTAATAAACCCGTAACCCATCCGGCTTTGATGTGTCTTAAATACCTGACCCGTCTGTATATGTTTTACATACGGGGGCCTTTCTTCCTCTGTGCGTTCTTCCCACCATTCAAGTTTTCGGAAAATATGCGGGTACTTATCAACTTCATGCCCACCTCCATCACAGTAAACTTTGAGCGGGGCGGAACTGCCAAACTCAATGATTGTTCCTACCGCATTCCAGTTGCCGGGAAAGTCAGCTATGACTTTATAGCGGGGAAGTAAAAGCTCTTGGACTTGTTGCTGTTCTACTACTTCTTTATTCATTTGTTTTGAGTTTGGTTATCCCATTTAATGAAGTCAACGACGGCCAGCCACGCCGCCTCAATCAGAGGCCCGTTAATTATATTCCAGTATGGCTTAACAGCGTTCTTCGTGGTGAAGATTCGACATTGTTTGGAAGTAGTTATTTCAACAATGCAGTTCATCGTGCCTATCTTTTCTGCTACTGGCATAACATCATTCCATGTCACCCATCCCGATAAATAGCCATCAGCATAGCCCATGAAAGCCTCAACCAATTGCCGGTGTTCTTTTGATACCTTCAGTTTATTCCCTTCTTGTATGGTGGGTATTAATGGTTGTATTTTCTTTTGTGCCATAACGTAGTTTGTTTTAGAGAGGTAGCATCAAGGGCAAGGCCAGCGTCAATCAAGCCGAAAACGTCAAAGTGCTTTGATAGAAGGAATAAGGTTGCTTCGGCTTCCATTATGGCTGTTTTATATTTATCGGCGTTCGGATAGCTTAACCCGATTAATTCCCAATCCATTCTCTCATCGTCTGTTATGGAACTTAATGGGCGCAGGATGAGCTTTATCCATTCTATAGGGTATTTAACCCTTTCGGCTATAGCTTGTTCTAAATTCCAATCGTAGCCTTCTAAATAATGCCCAACGGGTTCAATGCCTGGTTCACAAATAGCAATAGGCACTTTGGGATACAGGTGTATATAATTTTTTATGTTCTTTTCCTGTGTCATAACTAACTTGTTTTTACATCGTTGTTTGCTCTTATAAGGTAACAAGGCTATTAGGCGTCTTCAAACAGCTTTTCGTTCAACGTTTCAATTAGTTCCCGGTATTCCGCTTCGGTATATTCGCTTTCTTCTTCATTGAAATAGGCCACGCCCCGGTAATCACTGCGTAGTTGCTGCGCAATCAAAATGACCGTTTGCAGTAATTCCTTAACTGTACCCACCCCACCATAACTTACACCGTGGCAACCCTCGCCAAAGTCTATATACTCATTGGACAAGGACAAGCACCGGCTATCATCCACCTGCGCCTTTACCAGATACGTTCTTCGATAATGCACTTCGTAAGATTGGGAAGCACTTAAAGCCGCTTTGTAGTATTCTTTTAACTTAAAGCCAAGCAGGGCGAATACTTCTTTGATTTCCATTTCATTGGCTAAGACTGGCTTTTGTTCCAGTATACCGATTAATTGAGTAGTTGTTAGTTTCATATATTTTTCGTTTTTAAGCGTTTTTAAATCTAATGTGTGGTCTAACCCTATTTTTGGGTTTGAGGCGAAATTTGCCGCCACGTATTAGCGAATTCGGGCACTCCTGCCATAATCCTACACCGGACGTATCTCAAACTCAATACGTGGTTCATCCCGGCTCACAAACTTTTGCGCTACGATTTTTATGCAGTTCCGATCGTTTTTGATCGCCCCTACGTGCTGCAAACAATCCAGGGTCACTTTGAGTGAATTATCCAAATCGGCCCTATTTGCCGGGTAGTACACATCCAGATACAGTTCAAACAAGCCCGTTATATTCAGATTCCGGTAGTGGTTGCACTGTAGGTAAAAGGCTTTTTCATAGTCGGTTAAGGCTTTAGTTTTATACATCGAACCGTTAGGACTGAACCGGTACATATTGCTTTTGGAAGGACATACCCCCTGAATTATTTGTTTCATTTTTAGCTGGCTTTTAAAAGGTTTTCCTTTGCTACAAATCCCGTTTTATTCATCTTCGATTCAAAACAAAGAGCAAACGTTAGTTGCACCGATTCTTTGAACAGGTAGCTTTTAAGTAAGGGCCTTAGTTCTTCTTTGATTGATTCGAGTTCCTTTTGAATGATCCGCTCCCGGCGCTCACAGTTCTGCTGCCAGGTGTCCTCTTTCCAGTTGGGAAGATTGTAGGCAGGTACCTGGCGCTCCCCGATTAGTTTCCCGTTTAAATAGATTTCGATGGTCATACGCTCTCAATTAATATTTCACCTTTACGGATGCCTTCGGCGCACAGTTCCAACAGCTCCCGTTCTTTGGGGGTCATCCTAGAAAAGTGGGCTTTGATGTTATCTAAGATCAGGGCGTCCGCCTGCTTTATCTGAAGGGAAAAGTCCTGCCACTTGGATTTGGGAATGCGTTTTTCAATCCGGTTAATAGGGCTTGAAAGGGAGGCCGCTACGTCCAAAAAGTCCACTTGTACCCTTCGGGGGCAGTCCGGGTCGGAGGCGATGCTTCTTGCATATTCACGGGCCGCCTCTAAGTTGTTGTAGCAGAGGGCCACCATTTGGGCGATCATCGGGGGAATCTTTATCTCTTGTGTCATAAGTTTTCGATTTCTTGTTTTACTTCATTCCAGTAAGCAATAGCACTATCGTCTATGATACGACAAATCTTATCTTCTGTTAATTCACCATCCTTTCTCAACATCACTCCTATTGTGCTTGAATTAAGTAAGATTTCATCAACGGCTAATAAGGCGCCTTGCTTGGCTACCGGATAAGGGATAGACGTATATGGTTCGTACTCTCCGGACGCCTGCATCAGATAAACTTTTTCAACTAACTCTTTGGCTTTTTCTTTGGGGGTCATAGCTTTTCTGCTTTTAACTTTAAAAGGGCTTTAATCGAATAGTTTTTAAGGGTATCGTTGCGCTTTCTCCAGGGATGGGTTTTGGTTTGTTTGGGTATGGAGTTTTCCATCTTTCCTTTGGGCTTAGAAGGGGTCTTGTTCATCGTCGGTGCCGGTGGGTTTTAAAGGTGTTAAATTGCTATAAGAGAGCCTTCGCTGATAAAGGTTGTAGTAGTCTTCTTCCATAAACTTTTGAATCTCCAAAACAGCGTACAAGGCCACATCTTCCAACGGCCCTTGCCGGTTCTTGCGAAAGTGAATGTCTACGGCGTGTTTTAAGGCTTCGTCGATTTGATCGTCTGTCTTTTCATAGGAAGGACGGGTAAGGAAGGCTACTACATCGGCGTCCTGTTCGATGGAACCCGATTCCCTAAGCATTTTTAAGGAAGGCACCACCCCGTCAGCTTCCCGGTTCAGTTGGGAAAGGGCAATAATGGGAATCTCCAGTTCCTTACACAGCGCCTTTAGTCCTCTGGAAATTTCAGCGACTTCGTTTTCCCGGCTCTGCCCCCGGCCACCGGCCCCGTTCATTAACTGTAAATAGTCGATAATGACAAGCCCTATGTTTTCCTGCGCCTTTAACCGTCTGACCTTAGAGCGTAGTTCAAATACATTCAACCCGCCGGTATCGTCGATAAAAATGGGGGCATTCGCCAGGGGTTGAATCCCTTTGATATAGAGCCGCTTCATGTCGTGTTCCTCAATCTTACCCTTACGGATACGCTCTAACCAGATTTCACTTTCTGCCGCCAGCAAGCGTTGGGTTAATTGCTGTTTGCTCATTTCCAGGGAAAAGAAAGCCACCGGCACCGGCCTATGAGGATCTAAGGCAGCGTTACGGGCCAGGTTCAGCGCAAAAGCGGTCTTGCCTACACTTGGCCGGGCCGCCAGTATGATCAGGTCAGGGGCTTGCCAGCCGGTAGTGATCTTGTCCACCGTCTTAAATCCGCTGGTTACCCCTGTGGTGTCTTCGCCACTTAGCCTTAGCTTTTCAATGGTTTGCACCGTTTTAAGCAGTTCTACATCAAGGCGTGTTACTTCGCCCCGTTGGTGCTGGATGGACAGTTCCATGATCTTGGCTGCGGTTTCATCCAGGGAAGTAT